AGATAAGTCATCGTTTTTAACAGCATCAACCAATACAGAAAACCGCTTTTTAAATATCTCTGCTGCTTCTGGAGTACACTCTACACCAGTTGATCGACAAGGTAAAGCATAAACCTGAGAAATCAGCTTATCTCTGTCACGTTGATAGGCAGACTCTGAGGCTGCTTTGGCAATAATTGACTCTCGCTCTCGTTTTTGTTCTTCCACTTTAAAGATGAAAGAGAAGAGATTAGCACACTCTGTGGCAGTAAGAGAGGATGGAGAACTAGAATAACGAGCGTCACTCTCCCGATCATAGATCGAATACTGAGTACGAACTATTTCTAGCTTAACATCACCAATAATCAGACCATAACAAATTCTTCGGCTGTCCAATACAGAATCCGTGCGTACTCTTGCTACCTCTACCGAACCATTCACAATACCTTCCTTGATCCTGGACAACATCTCAGAGTCAAACTGAGAGTTATCCTCGGCAGGGATAGGCTTAGTGGTACTATCGTTCAACCCTTTTAAGAAATTAATCACATATCCTCCTAAAACTCTTTATTGTCAACGTAGTATTGAATGGCCTCAGCCAAACCCATACCACCTAAGCTCCAGCCATTGATACAAACATACGTGTCTACGATGTATCTGTCAATGACATTTCCTTCGTCATCGTGCTTTGTCCAAGCCATTTTCTCACGAGAGATACTTACTTGGTTGTTTACGATGAAATCAAACATCTCCTCTTTTGTTAACACTTAGATACCCTCCCTCATCAAACTTCATATTTCCTCCTTAAGGCTGCGCCTTTAGAACGCTTCGCGGGAGGCTTCGCCTTTCCCCGCTACGCTTGTTGCATCCGTTTAATACTACCTTCACTCTTTTTCCCGAAAGTCAATTAGAATGAGGCTGTAAGCGTCTTGTTCTGAAATGTTCCACTCCAAAGCTTTCTCCACCACCCAGATATCGTGGTCATAAGCTGTCACCTCTGCTTCCCAACACCAATCAGGATCTGGATGTTTATCTAGGTTGTTACAGTGATTGATCGCTACTTGGCGTCTCTCTACCATATCAGCCTTCTCTTTCTCCAGTGCTTCTCTTTCTACTGGAAGTAAACGCTGAATGTGTTCATATCCTACCATCGCTTCGCTCCTCTTAACGTTCGGCACTTTGTGCCTCTCTTGTTGCATCCGTTAGATCTGTATGTGTACAATTTAGTGTACGATTGTCCAACCCGTCTTCTGCCATTCGTCACCCTTATACCAACGAGACATATTGTACTCACCTTCACAGTAGATGACACCATTAATCATCTGAAACCATTCATCACAACAGAAGTGACGATGCTTCACCTTATCCCCTTCACTCATTGCTTTCTGCGCTTCTTCCCAAGACAAGTTGTACATTTTCACTCCTCTGTGTGTATAACGGAATATTTTGACGTGGGGGGTGTGATACTCCCCGTCACTTGAAGTATCAGCCTACTCCTTCCCGAAGAAAATATCAAGGGGTATTTCAATAGAGATCTTCGTTCATCTCAATCAACGTTGTAGATTGATATGTATTCCCTATTAATAAATGGGGAATTTACCTAATAATAATAGGTAATATGTCTATAATATTTCTGCCAGTATACCCGAATAATTTGACGCCCCTATCTGTGTAATTTGCCCCGAAATATATCGAGAAAACAGACAGAGTGCCTAACGCGGATTTTTGCCCCCGCCTGATTTTCAGATTTCAAGCCGCCCAAATATCACAATGGTTTCAATAGCTTACGTAATTATATCATATCAGAGTGAAGGAGTCTATGATCATTTCGTGCTATCTCCAAACATTCCCGAAAATACTATCATTTCTTTATTAATCAATAACTTAGAGAGTGGAGAATACGATATATCACTTTCAAGCTCGAATCGTTCACTAATCAACCAGTATTCACCTGACAACAGCGCAGCGCTCACTATCACAAACCGCTGAAAAGTGCAATTTATTCGGGATCTCAAAAAACGCACACTTTTACAGATAGACGCTCAACAACCTACGGTAGTTTTGCTCCGAAACCATAATGATCCTGATTATTAAATAAACAATAATAACGTTGTGTTATCATCACAGATGATTCCCTGTTTCACGTTGTGACGATTGTCAATGATGACAATATAATAACGGAAAGAAACGATAACGTTTCGTTAGAAACTTAAGTTTCCCACGAAGGCACCGAGGAAAGCGAGAGCTTTTCGAGAGTGGTTTAGTTCCGTTATTATATTGTGCGTAAGGTGGTGTCCTCACGCCCAATAACTATTATTGCTCAAATAGTTTCGCTGCGCAATCATTATTTCCCGAGATATTACCGCTTCGCAATTGTTCTTCCCGAAATGATGATAATAACCTACGGTATAATTTCCTTATGAAACATTAACAACATAAAACATTTTAGTATGTTTATTGGTTGTTAGTGTATTGTCAGTTAGTGTAATCTTTCCCGAAAGCGATTGTTACTTAGATAATAGTTAGAATGCACATAGTAACGTGTGGTTATTATTACTTAGTTATCAATAACATATGTTAGCGTTTGTGTGTTGATTGTTTCCTTTGTTTACTATTGCACTTTCATAGATGCAGGTTGTTTAGTGTGTTAATTGAGAGCTATTATCATTTATTCACTGTATTGAATAACCATTCATTAAGATGCGTTAAAGTGTGTTAGTGGGTTGAATAACTGCATAATTGCCAATTGTTCGCCTTCTCAGGTTGTCTGTAAGCCATTCTAAGAGGCTTTTACTGTTAGCTGTGTGTTGATATGGATTGAGAGAGATTCACCGTTTAAGCAGTTTTTGCATAAATGCACTGTGACGGTTATTGATAGGCAAAATCTATTGGAAACTTGCAGACAAAATAAAAGGGCTTTTCAGCCCTTGTTTTGTTGTTCCTTGCTTACATAAAGCCAAACGCTTTACAAGCTTTATTTCTGCGTTCGATCACTTTTAAGATTGCCTCTAAATTCTGCTTTGTGATGTAGTTGCGTTCCATTGCTTCCCGAACATTGACACGATAAGCGCCGAACCCCTCACGAATGATCAGGATGTTATCCAGTGGGGTGAGCATTACCCCTGCAACCTCCTCAGAGAAGAAAAGCGCGTTTACTTCGTATTCGATATTTCCATCATTCACACTTTCGATCATAATGTCAGTACGAACAGCCCAGGCGTAACAATCGTGAATCAGGGTTGTTTGATCTTGGGTTAATGTTCTGTTGCTGATTGCGTGAGTCAGAGCAGCCGCACCAAAAGTTTCCGCGATAGTGATAACATCGTTAAAGGTGGTGATAGCGAACATAATAAAACCCTTTTTGTTTGTGGGTTGCTGTATTGCTTCCCGATGAAAAGATTATACGACAAAAGCCCCTTTCGGGGCAAGTGTTTTGATCATTTGTTTGTTATTCTTTTTCCAGCGGTTCAGCCTCATAACCTAGCGTTCTTATGTCAAACAATGCTTGATCAATCTCGTTGATCTTCTTCTGAAAGAATTCCCGCCGTGCTTGTAGCTTATCATCTAGCTGTGATAGGGCTTGCGCTACTGTCTCGCCTTGTGCGTATACAGTGCCATTGTCACGCCCTGGCATATTGCCTGCTGATGCACTTGCAGACCAATAACCGCGCTTAGAGAAAAACACCTGAAAAGTGCTAACCTGGAAAACTTTTGTTTTTAATACGTGACAAAAACGGATCATTTTCTTTCGCCTTCTATTGCATCAATAAACGCGCTAACATCCATCGTAAAACCTAAAGCGCCAGCCCGCTTGCAAGGGAGATCGCGCAAATACTCTATATTGCCTTCCATTGCTATAGCTGTTTCAAGGTCTCTTAATGCTTTGTGCAAGATATGTGAATTCGGGTAGTCTCCTTGTTTCATTCTATCACCTCATAGCCAATTGTTTCACACCAGGAAAGCGCCTGATCTTTTGTCTGGAATCTTGCACCCTCTACCGCTTGATTTTCCCGATAGCCTGACATTATTTTCAGAGTATAATCAACCTTATTACGATAACGATTAGTGATTATTTTTACTCTCATTATTTCCACGCTTTAATTGATCTTTCTAGCTTAGGAATGCTAACCTTTAAGGCTAACATTAAGTTAACTTGCTTAGGTGTCCAGGTATCTTGATCCTGCAATTCTTGATAACGCTTCTTATCATATGCTAATTGCTCTTTTTTCCTTTTCAGGGTTAATCTACCGTGCCAGGTAAAGCCGCTAATAGTGTTATTCATTTTATCACCTATGAAAGAAGAGCAAAAGAACCGCCAATGATGAAAGGAAGATCATAGCGGGTGAAACGCTTGTACCGCATCCACTGAATGATCACAAAGGAAAGCAACTGTAAAGCGTCTATCACGTTGTTTGTGATATTAACGCTGTCACTATTAAACATCATTTCGCCTGTTACGTTGAATGCAACGTTTGACACGTAAGCACAAACTACAGAGAACAAACAAGCCTTAACAAGGCTAGTCTTTGATAATGTCTTAATAATTGCTTTCATTTGTTGCACCATTTGAGCCAAAAACCTATTATGCACTATTGCCCCTTTCGGGGCAAGCATTATTAATAAATGATTTTCTCGCAGGTCATAGCGTTATGATCTTTCATTGACATAGTGATCGAACCTGTGCGGAGATCCCAATCAATATTCAGTTTCTGAGCGTGAGTTATTTCGAATTGTCCGAGGTTATGATAGGCGTAATACTTACCTGATACGATTTCTAAACCAGTGTGAGAGATTGAGATAGATTCTTGCATTTTCTTTGCTTCCTAATTGGGTGAGACAAGATAGTAACATTGCCCCCTTTCGAGGGCAAGCATTATTTAATCTTTCTTTGCTTCTTTCCAGTGAGTCAGATTAATAACGCCTTTTGCTTTCATCTTCTCGATCAAGTCGCTTGCAGTGTTGAAAGAATTTTTATAATAAGTCACTGTGTCGCAATATCCTGTATCTTTATCCTCAAAATCTTCACAATGAATCTTACCGACGATAAGAGAGTTTAAAACATAGTGTTCACCAGTGAACCAGTTATGCAAATGAATCGAACAAGAAAAATCATCGCTCGGGCCTTCTGGCGTCATACACGCGATCAAATTCTCGCGCTCAACAACTAAACCCCAAACGTGATCCACATCCCCAGGAGTTTTTACAGTAGCGTTTACGTTGATAGTTTTCATTGTCGATTGCCTTAATCTTGTGAGGGCTGGCACCATTGCCGCCCAACACAGATATAATAACATAACGAGGATTAAAGGCAACACTTTGATCAAGAATGTTTGAAATTCTTTTGAGCTACATCTAAATGATCTTTTATTGCTTTGAGGCTTGACATATGCGCCAAATGCTCTACCTTTCCTTTCTGGCAATGCTTCTTAGTTAGATGATATCGAGCCAGTAGACAAAGATAATCGAAATCATTATCATTTATCAGTTTATTGCAAATGCCGAAACGGCGGGATATTGGATAACCTTTAAGAGGGTTAAACGCATTGTGACGATTAGCGCCCATTAACGATCATCTTCAATCAAAATTATTTCATCGCTGAAATGATGCGTTACCATCTCACAACCTTCATCCGTGATGTAATGAATTGACATATAATCGCCGTGATCAACTTCTGTAATCAGCAATGAATATTGCTCACCGAAACAGTTTTCACGCGCCAGGCGATCACCCGCTTGGATACATTCAGCCTTAATCATACGTGCTTTCATTTTGTTTTCCTTAGTTGGTAGAAAGATAACAGCTTATCATTACCGCCTAGCTATTGCAAGCGGTAACACTAAACATTATCAATAACGGCTATAGATACCGATTGGATCAGTAGGGAAGTACTCGCCACCCGTAAACATTTCTGTTTCAAGCCAGATGTAACCACAAGGAAGGGTTTTAGCCTCTTTAACTACAGTGCAATAGCCGTGAATCTTGATTAAGTCGCCAGCTTTAATAGACATTGCGCGGAGGTTTCCAAGTTTACGCATTTTTCTTTTTCCTTAGTGGTTAGCAGTATTGCCGCCCTTCTGATAAACATCATATCATAGTGAGCGACACGATCAACACTTATTTAAATCTATTTGCTCTTTCTTTTGCTATTTCTTTTTT